AGTTGTTGCAGATGCAAAAAGCAATCTGGAAAGAGACAAAAAGGTTGCAAGTGGAAAGTTGCTTGAAAGCATCAAGGTGAACAAGGTGAATGCATCAAAGAGGTCAATTGAGTTGAGTATCAATATGACCAAATACGGAGCATTTGTTGACAAAGGTGTATCTGGTACTCAAAAGAAATATGATACAGATTACAAATACACAACCAAACCACCACCACCAAGTGCATTTGATGGTTGGATGGTCAGAAGAGGCATTGCACCCAGAACTGCTGGTGGTCAATTCAAGTCCAGAAAGAGTGTTCAATTTGCATTGTCTAGACATATATTCAAAATGGGTATTGCACCAAGCCATTTCTTGACAGATGCAGTCAAAAAGAATTTCAATATACTACCAAATATGGTGGTGAATGCATTAGAACTGGATGTGAAATCAGCAGTTGACCTATTGATTAAAACCAACTTTAACAATTTAAAATAATGAATGTAATTAATTGCAGAACACCATACTCAATTGTCATCAATGAAACTGGACAAGTGGGTGCAAGGATAAAAATATTTGTCTGGAATAATCCAAGTTCACAACCAACAACTGCCAGTTATACAATGGAGAAAAAAGTGGTAAGTTCAACCAACACATCATTGAATTTCAACATCAGTTCTGTGCTTGCTGGATACATAACACAATTGAATCCAGTGATTGGTGTTTACCCAAGTGCAGAGCAGAACAAAATGTGGTGCAATGTAGTGGTTCAGAGATTTGCTGACTATGGAACTGGATGGGTTTTGATAGATTCAATTCAAGCAATTTCAGTTTATGGATACAATGACTATTCAGATGGATACAATTTCATAAGCACAAATTTTTACAAGGCATTGACTGATAGTGACCAGACAATTTACTACAATTTGAACAAGGACATCCCATATGTGAATTTTGTTGTTGACCATACTGGTGCAAATATCAAGGCATTGTACACAGATGGAGTGAACTCAACCAATTTTGACATCACAACATCTGGTTTGGCACATAGAATCTACAATTTCAAGATACCAATTGTTGATACAAGTGCTGGATACCAATGGCAAAACTGCAAGTTGACAATCTATAATGCAACAACTGCTGAACAATTGTACATCTACAATTCAGTGAATCTGTGTGAACCAAAGTATGAGCCAATAAATGTGGCATTTGTCAACAAATATGGTGGATGGCAATTCCTTACATTTTTCAAAGCAAGTTCCAGTAGTATGTCTGCAAAGGGTACTGACTACAATTTGTTGCCAGACCAACTAAACTATAATACATACAGAGGTCAATTCAAAAGATTCAACCTAAATGGCACAGAAAAAATCAAGTGCAACTCTGGATGGGTTGATGAGAATTACAAAGAAATATTCAAGCAACTTTTGTTGAGTGAAACCATTTTATTAGAGGGACAACCAGTCAAAGTTGTCACCCAAGATTTGGAATTGAAAAGCCATTTGAATGAGAGAAATATCAATTACCAGATTGAGTTTGAATATGCATTTAATTTAGTGAATAACGTAGTATGATAGTCACTGCCATTTACATAGAAGTTGAGAGTGTTCAACCAGATATTGCTTTCACTGCTGATACCACTTTGGTCACTGCTGATGATACATACAACACTGCTGATGAAACATTAATATCAACTGGTGTTGCTAATTTACAATACCAGAGGATTGAATTGTTCACAGATGAAATCATCACATTGAGCAGTACAATCAAAAACTACAATGACCTATCAAAGTTGTTTGCAGATTTTACAAAGGTGTTCACAATCCCAGCATCAACACATAACAATACAATTTTCAAACATTGGTATGAATCATCAGTTGGTGAAACAGATTTGGACAACCCAGTTGATTTAGTTTCTGGAACTGCATTTGACCATAGAAAAACATACAACGGATATATTGAAATTGATACTATACCATTCAAGTTTGGAAAGTTCACAATGCAGAAAGCAAACATCAAGGATGGTCTGGTGGATAGTTATTCAATAAACTTTACTGGTTCAGCAATTCAATTGACTGACAAATTCAAAGATTACAAATTGAATAGTTTGTCTGGGTATGATGCTTACAATGTGAATTACAATGAAATAAATATCAGAAATATAATCACATCAACATCATATGGAAACATCACTAGATTTCCAATTATAGGCAGTCAAAGAGAATATGAATATTTGACTGGAACTGCAAATGATGTGACTACAACTGCTGGTGCAATTTTATGGACAGATTTGTTTCCATCTTTGAAAGTATCAATTATTCTGCAATTGATTCAATCAAATTATGGTGTGACATTTACTGGTGCATTTTTGACATCCAGAAGAATTCAATTTGCTGAATTATATTGCAAGAATGCAGAACAAATGGTGTGCAAAACAGAGTTGAAAAAATTGCAATTTTCAGACCTAAATGGAAACTTAATAAATGTCATTAGGATACAATATCAAGATACAATTCTGTATCCAGCACCACCATTTCCGAATGTACCAGTATTGAGACAAACGGCAGTTTTAAAAATCACAACTACATCTACAAATTACAATATTTTCATCTACAACAATGGTGTGTTGTACCAATCTATTCTCAACCATAGTGGGAATTATTTTGGAATGTTTTTTACTAAAAATGGATATTTTGGTGAGGTCAACAATTTTGAGTTCTATGTGAATTCAGATGTACCATTGTCTTTTATTTTCAGTCCAATAGTTGAAAAAGGATTTTGGTTTCAATCTTTTGTTGCTCCAATTCTACAAGTGATTGTACAAGCATATAATGGAAATCCAACAATACAATCATCTCAATCTACATTGAGAATCCAGAACTATATTCCAGACATTACAATCAATGATTTTCTAACTGGATTAATGAAAATGCACAATCTGATGGTTATTGCCAAAAGTGAAACAGAATTTGAATTCATTGAATTAGAAAATTGGTACAACAAAGGAAAATTGCTGGACATTACAGATATAACAACTGATAGTGCAATTGAAATCAACAAACCAAATTTGTTCAAGAAGATAGATTTCAAGTATGAGAAAAGTGAAAATTTTGTCAACAATCTATACTATACAAATTTGAACCAATACTATGGTGATTTGTTCTATGAGAATACTCAATCAAGTTTCACAGAAAACTATGAAGTGAAGTTGCCATTTGAGAATGTTATCTGGAAAAAAACTCCAAGTGAGAAATGGTTGACAACAACATTGGTTGACAAGAATTTGAGTCCATATACACCAAAACCAATGATTATCTACAACAATGGTGTTGAGACATTAACTACTCCATTTCAAATTGCATATACTGGTGGATTTTTAACTGCAAGCCAATATCGTAGATACTCAAATGAAATACTAATTGGAGGAACTGACATTGGATATTTGTATTCATTGAATTGGGGTGTTGAAACATCTCCGTGGTATCAGTCAAATGCAACCAATGGATTGTATTTTACATTCTATCAAAACTACATTGAGAACTTATATAACCAAAGAACCAGAATTGTCAAGGTGAAAGCAATAATGAGACCAGATGAGATTGCATCTTTGAAAATCAATGATAGAATTGTATTGTCAAATAAGAGGTATTTGATAAATAATCTGGACATCAACCTATCAACTGGCGAAGTTGATTTTGAATTGATAAATGATTTCAGAGTATTGCCACAACAATATTCTGGTAGATATTCAAACCTACCAGTTTTGATTATAGATAATACTGCACAAGAAATAGAGCATCTTATTTATCTGAATGACTATGATAGTTTTGATGTGAAAGCACCATCTGGTGTTGCTACTTATTCAACAAGCACTGGCAATGAAACTGATATTTTGTTGAATGTTACAATACCAATCAATACCACTGGATTAGACAGAACAAGTTTTGTTAATCTGGAATATTTCAAAGATGGAGTTTCCACAATTGTTGAATTGCCAATACTACAAACATTATGATACAACAAATTTTAGAATGTCTGAAACTAGACATCAAATCAGATAGCAAGTACATTGCAATTGCCAAAGGAAAGAACAAACTACCAGTGACAATAGAAGATGCTTTAAAACCCTTTAAAAACCTATTCAGAAGAAAATAAGATATGGCACAAGACATTGAAGTAAAAGTAAAAGTTGATACTGGTCAAGCCGTATCAGATGTGAACAGATTAGGTGATGCTTTCAATAGTACTGCAAGTGATGCCCAAGATGCACAACAAGTATTTGCAAAATCTGGAAATGGTGTTCAAGTTGAACAATCAATTGCTGGATTGAAACAACTGAAAAGAGAACTGAAAAATGTTGCAGTTGGTTCAGAGGAATTCAAGAAGTTGTACAATGACATTGATGACCTTGAAGATAAATTAAAATCAGCCAAAAATACATCATCAGATTGGGTTGATAGTTTGGAAAATGCTGGTGGTCCGTTGGGAATGGTTGGTGCTGGAATCAACAAAGTAAAGGTTGCAACACAAACTTTTGGTGGTGCTTTAAAAGCAACTGGTATTGGTTTGATTGTGGCATTGCTTGGTGGATTAGCAGCGTCATTCTCTGAAAATGAAGTTGCAATGAAAAAGATTCAACCATTGTTTGATGGGTTGAAGAAAATCACATTTGGAATTTTCAAAGCAGTTGAGCCATTGGTTGATGTGTTTTTAGATTTAGCAATGAAAGCATTGCCACACGTTACCAAAGCAGTTGGAATGGTGTACTCTGGAATGATGGCATACTTTACATTCTTGAAAGAAGCGGGTGGTGGAGCAATTGAAATATTGGAGGGTGTGTTCACTTTGGATGGTGACAAAATAAGTGGTGGAATTGACAAAGTCAGTGGTTCATTTGGCAAAGCAACTGGTACTTTCAAATCAAGTATGAAAGCATTTGGTGAGGGAACAAAGCAATTGACTGAATCTGAAAAAGAAGCAGCGGAAAAGCAAAAGGAATTACTTGAAAAGCAAGCAGAAGAAAGAAAGAAAAAAGAAGAAGAGGCAAGAAAAGAGAGAGAGAGAATAAAAAAGGAAAGGGAAGATTTCTTAAAATCAATTGCTGACCTTGAAAAAAAACAAGCAGAGGCAATCAGAGATGCTCAAGCAAAAACAGACCAAGAAAAACTTGACCTACAAGCACAGAGAGACCTTGAAGAAATTGAGGCATTAAGAAAAAAAGGTGCAAATGTTGAATTGTTGATGAAACAACACAATGAAAAGTACACCTTACTGGATGCCCAATTGCAAGAAAAACTTGCAAAGGAAAAAAAAGAAAAAGATGATGAGGCAAAGAAGAAAGCAGAAGAAGATGCCAGAACTGCATTTGAGAAAGAGCAAGCGGATAAACTATTAAGAGTCCAGAATGACCTTGAAGTTGAAAATGTATCTTTTGAGAGACAAAGAGAATTGATAAATGAGAGAGAGCAAATCCTATTGTCTGATAAAAAATTGACAGACAACCAAAGAATTGCAATTCACAAGCAAACTGCTGATGCTCAAACTAAAATTGATGAACTAAAAGCCAAAGCACAAGTTGATATGCTGAATGCAGTTAGTCAATCAATGAACATAGCAACAGAACTACTTGGTGAAAGTACGGTTGCTGGTAAAAGTTTGGCAGTTGCATCTGCATTAATCAACACATATTTGGGTATTTCTGCTGGTGTTAAACTAGGATATCCACAAGCAATTCCAGCAGTTGCAATGGCAGCGTTAACTGGATTCAAGGCAGTGAAAAATATACTAGCAACAAAAGTTCCAGCAAAAGGTGGTGCTGGTTCTGGAGGTGGTGCTGGTTCTATGAGTACACCAGCAATGACTATGCCTAATCCAAATGTGATTGCTGGTTCTGGGGTGAATCAATTAGCATCTACATTAGGAAATCAACCACCAATTAAGACATACGTTGTGGCTGGGGATGTGACAAGTCAGCAAGGAATGGATAGGTCAATTGTAAAAGGTGCAACTATTGGATAGATAAAATCAATTGAAAAAAAAATTATGATTGATAAAAACTTGAATTGTAATAGTGTGATTTTATTGGGATTTTTCGGTAAATCAACAATCGTAAAATAAATGATATAGGATATTACAAAACAACAAAATTGTTTAAAACGATTAAAAAAGACCTTTAACGGAATATTAATAAAAACAAAAAAACAAATAAATACGTTATACTGATATGAAACTAATAGAACTAATCATTGATGAAAATATGGAATTGAGCGGAATTGATGCCGTTTCCATCGTTGAAAATCCAGCAATTGAAGAGGATTTCATTGCCTTAAAATCAGAGCAAAAAGAGTACAAATTTGCAGAGGTAAGCAAAGACAAGAAAATAATTATGGGTGCATTGCTTGTTCCAGATAAACCCATTTACAGAAGAGATGATGAGAATGGAGAATACTATATCTATTTCAGTCAAGATACAATCCGTAAATGTATGGAGTTGTTTTTTCAGAATGGGAATCAGTCCAATGCTACATTTGAACATTTAGAAAACATATCTGGTTTAACAATGGTGGAGAGTTGGATTGTTGAAGATGCAGAGAAAGACAAATCAAGATTGTACAATCTGAATGTTCCAGTTGGTAGTTGGATGGGAACAATCAAAGTGAACAATGATGTCATCTGGAATGATTTTATCAAAACTGGAAAAGTCAAAGGATTTTCAATTGAGGGATATTTTGCAGACAAAGGAAAATTGCCAATGTCAAAGCAAGAAAATGATTCTGAAATATTGAATGAAATTATGGCTGGATTGCAGTTGCTTGAAATCAAAAACCTACTAGATACCTATGAAAAATAAAAACACATTTAAAACACCTAGCCGTACAAGTCCAAAAAGCACTACCAGAGGATGTCTATGTGATGACAATAGATATTCCACCAAATGTTGTGATGGTTCAATGCAAGCACAAGGAATTGGAGTTATATATAGAAAAGGATAATGAAAATGCAAAATTAAAATTGGAATTCGTTATATGTTAAATTATTAAATTATTATATGAAAAACACAGACATTCTAAATCGAATTATGACTATGCTTTCAAGCAAAGTTGAATTGAAACAGATGACTTTGGAAGATGGTACAATCATTGAGTGTGCTACTTACGAAGTTGGTTCAGATGTATTCAAAGTAGATGGTGATACAAAAGAAGCATTGCCAGTTGGAGAATACATTTTGGAAGATGGTAGCAAATTATATGTTACTGAAACTGGAAAAATTGGTGAAATTGCATCTGCTGAAACAGAAATTGTTGAAGAAGAATTGAAAGAAACCAAAGAAGAACTGGGTAATGACAACCCAAAAGAAGAAGAAAAAATGGCTGAAGTTCCAGCAACATTGGAAGAAATTGTGAAATCAGTAATGGATGCAGTAATGCCAATCATCAATGATTTACAAGCCAAAATTGAGGCAATGAGTGGAATTGAAACAGAGATGAAAGAAGTGAAAGAAACTTTGTCATCAAAAATCGTTTCTAAACCTACAACTCACAAACCAACAGAAAGCAAAACCAATTTATCCAATTTAAAAGTAGCACCAAATTTGAGCGAAACACAAGCAAGAATTTATGCTATGTTATCAAAATAATTACTAAACTTAAAAAAGAAAAAAAATGCCATTACAACCAACAATTACAACTACTTATGCTGGCGAATTTGCTGGCAAATATATTGCAGCGGCAGTATTAAGTGCTAATACATTAGCAAACAATGGAGTTACCATTTTGCCAAATGTGAAGTTTAAAACATCAATCAAGAAAATGGTTAATTCTGGTCTTGTGACTGCAGCGTCTTGTGATTTTACAGATGCTGGTGTTGTTACTTTGTCAGATAAAACATTAACGGTTACTGAAAGACAAGTAAATATCCAACTTTGTAAAACTCAATTTCAACAAGATTGGGAAGCCTCGCAAATGGGGTTCTCGGCATTCGATTCAATGCCTTCAAATTTCTCTGATTTCTTTATTGCTAAAATGTTGAAAGACATTGCCCTTGATACAGAGCAAGCAATCTGGAATGCAACAACTGGATTACAAGCATTACTAGTTGCTGATGGTTCACAAGTTGTGACTACACCAGTTGCAATTACATCTGCAAATGTTATTGCCAAATTGGGTGAAATCGTTGACAAAATCCCAGCATCATTGTATGGCCGTGAGGATTTAAGAATCTATGTTGCTCAAAATGTGGCGAAAGCATATGTACGTGCTTTGGGCGGATTTGGTGCATCTGGATTAGGTTCAAATGGTTATGCTAATCAAGGAAATGCTTGGTACACAAATGGAACTGCATTGACTTTTGACGGAATTCAATTGTTTGTTGCCAATGGTTTACCAGCATCTAATATGGTTGCTACAACTATTGACAACTTGTATTTCGGAACTGGTTTGATGGATGACCAGAATCTCGTTAAAACGATTGATATGGCTGACATCGATGGTTCAAAAAATGTAAGATTTATTGCCAGATTTACCAGAGGTGTTCAGATTGGAATTGGTGCTGATGCAGCGACATACATAGTATAATTTTAATGGGTGGTTGAAATATACCACCCAATTATTAATCTTTAAAAAAATAGAGTATGCCTTGCGTATTATCGACTGGAAGAAAATTAGCGTGCAAAGAAGTAGTTGGAGGAATCAAACAAGTTTTCTTTGCTGACTTTGGCACATTGGGAAATGCAACATACACTGCTGGTGTTGTTACTGCATTTTCTGGAACTACATATACATTGTATCAGTATGATGTGAAATCTGCATCTGGATTAGAGCAAACTATCACATCATCAAATGACAATGGAACAACATTTTTTGAGCAAACATTGACTTTGGTTTTAACCAAATTAGATGCTTTGACTCAACAAGAATTGCAAAAAGTAATTGCAGCGAGACCACACGTTTTTATACAAGATAACAATGGAAATTATCTTGCAGTTGGAATGACTAGAGGATGTGATACAAATGGCACAATTTCGACTGGTGTTGGACTCGGCGACCTAAATGGGTACTCTTTGACCATCACTGCCCAAGAACCTTTGATGGCATCGTTTGTTACATCAACTTTGGTTACTGGTAAAATTGCTGGTGGTGCTACACCAACCCAGATTGCTCCATAAGAATTGGTTAAATAGTTTTGATTTGTTTGGAATGTCATCAGAAATGGTGGCATTCTTTTTTTTTGGCAAAAAACAAAATAATTGCGTTATATAGATATGAAATACATAGATACAAATAGGATTCAAACAATTGGGATAATACCCAGAAAAACTATGTTTCCATTAAATGCTGAAACATATACATTTTCATTGTATAATGAAACCACAAAAGACATTCAAGAAAATGGAATTGATGGATTGTATGAGGATGGTGATATTTTCTATTTTGAAATAGATGTTGATGTTCAAGAAAACACATTCTATGAACTGACAATAATTAGTGATGTTCAAAAAATAATCTACAAAGACAGATTGTATTGCACTAATCAAGATGTTTCAGCATTTTCAATTAATGATGGTGTGTATGTATCAGCAGAAACCAATAATCAAAATTATATTACTATATGAGAAAAAAAGTGAACATAGCACCACAAATTGATGCAAAGAAATCTGGCGGTATATCGGTTGTTCAATTGTCTAATTATACATCACCAAAGGTTGTTGAACTAAAGAGTCAAGAATGGGTTTCATATGGAGAGGACAACAACTATTTTGGATACTTACAAGATAGAATCAATGGTAGTCCTACCAATAATGCAGTTGTAAATGGTATTAGCCAGATGATATTTGGAAAAGGATTAGATGCAACAGATGCAAAAGAAAAGCCATTGGAGTTTGCAAAAATGAAACAATTGTTCAATGATGATATGGTTGAAAGATTATGTTATGATTTGAAATCAATGGGGCAATGTGCAATTCAAGTTGTTTATTCAATTGACAAAACACAAATTCTGCAATGCAATCATTTCCCTATTGAGACATTAAGAAGTGGAAAATGCAATGATGATGGAGATATTGAGACATACTACTATGCAGAGAATTGGACAGAGATTTCAAGGTCTAAAAAACCAACACCAATTCCAGCATTTGGATTTGGTTCAAAAAGTGAAGATGCAAAGAATGTTGAGGAAATCTTGTATGTAAAATTTTATAAAACTGGGTTTTACTACTATTCACCCGTGGACTATCAAGGCGGGTTGCAATATGCTGAACTCGAAGAGGAAATTAGTAATTACCATTTGAATAATATAATGAATGGACTCGCTCCATCGATGCTTATAAATTTCAACAATGGTACACCGACCGAAGATGAACAAAGGGATATTGAACGAAATATACAAAAGAAATTTGGCGGTAGTTCTAACGCTGGTCGGTTTATCTTGTCTTTCAATGACAATGCAAATAATACTGCATCAATCACTCCAGTTCAATTGAGTGATGCTCACAACCAGTATCAGTTTTTGTCAGATGAATCAATGAAAAAAATTATGGTTTCACACAGAGTTGTTTCTCCAATGTTGTTGGGAATCAGAGACAATGCTGGATTTGGAAATAATGCAGATGAACTACAAACTGCATCTATATTGATGGACAATACGGTTATCAGACCATTCAACAATCTATTGATTAATGCATTTAACAAGATATTGTCTTTCAACAAAATGAGTTTGAATCTATATTTCAAACCATTGCAACCTTTGGATGCAAATAATGAGTTGACAATCACAGAAAAATCAAATACAATCATTGATGGTATTAATTCATTGTCACCACTTGTAGCAAACAAGGTACTAGAAAGTATGAGTGCGGATGAAATAAGGTCTCTGGTGGGCTTAAAAGCAATTCCAGCAGAGGATATCAAGCCACAATCATTGTTGCCAGAAACATTGAGTGGATATGATATTGATTTGTCTGAATATGGAGAGCAAATTGACCTTGAAATCTATGAATTAATAGATGCCAGACCAGTTGATTATGACCAAGAACCAGAACTTGATGCTCAATTGAGTGTTCATCTGGCTAGTGTTTCATCTGGAACTGCTTATGGGAATGCAAATAGCCGTGAGGATAGTCCAATATACAAGGTCAGATACAGATATGATGGGAAAGAACCAGCAGAAAGAGCATTCTGCAACAAGATGATGAGAGACAAAAAGGTTTACAGAAAAGAGGACATTGAAAAGATGAGCCAGAAGAATGTAAATCCCGGATTTGGAATGTCACCAAACCCAAATGAGCCGTATGATATTTTCTTGTGGAAAGGCGGAGGAAAATTGAGTGAGGCATATCCATTTGGAACTTGCAGACATTTCTGGGTGAGAGAGACATATGCAATGAAAGACAGAAAAGGAAAGGTTGATGTGTATTCTCCAAAGAAAGAAATTGTGAGTCCATCAAAGAGTATAAAAGAAAGTGGTTTTCAACCTACAATTAATGATTCTAGAGCATATATTGCTCCACACGATATGTAACTATGGCAACAATACTATTTATCACACCTAATGACTTGAAACAAAACACCATTTTGAATGGAAATGTTGATGTGGATACGTTCATTCAGTTCATCAAAATTGCACAACAGATGCACGTTCAGAACTATCTGGGAACAAAGTTGTACAATAAGATAACTCAACTAATTCAAACCAATACTTTGACTGGTAACTACCTAAATTTGGTCAATGATTATGTGCAACCTATGCTGATACATTTTGCAATGGTGGATTTTTTACCCTTTGCAAATTACCAAATTCGTAACGGAGGCGTGTTCAAACATCGGAGTGAAAACTCTGAAAGCACAACCAAAGATGAACTGGATATTCTGGTTCAAAAACATAGAACATTTGCAGATTTTTATGCAAAGAGATTTGTTGACTATATGTCCATAAATGCATCTAATATGTTCCCAGAATATTGGACAAACACGGATAGTGATATGTACCCAGACCAGAAACCAAATCCAACTGGATGGGTGTTGTAAATTTCATATTATGGAACAGAAGAAAAAGGAAACACCATTAAAAGACCAGAAGAATATCTATAATGTCAAGCAAAAAGACATAGAGAAATTTCAAGAATATCTTAAAAAACAAAATAAGAAATGTCAATAACTACAATCAATATTGGTTCAGCACCAAATGATAATACTGGGGATACTATTCGTGATGCATATGATATTTGCAATAACAATTTTCAAGACCTAGACACAACAAAGTTTGATATTCCAGCGGGAACAATTACTCAATATGTTCGTGGTGATGGAACTCTGGCAACTTTGCCTTTGGTTGGAACATCTGATAAATTAATCACAGAGGTAAGCAATCAAACTGGTGGAACATTATTGAGAGGAACAATTGTGTATATCAATGGTTCACACGGAAATTTGCCAACGGTTACTCCAAGTCAAGCAAACAATGATACAAATTCAGCACAAACACTTGGATTGGTTCAAGATGATATTGCAAACAATGGAACTGGGTTTGTTGTTGTGGCTGGTAAGATTGGAAATTTAGATACATCTGCATTGACGGCTGGAGTGCAATTATATCTTTCACCTACAACTGCTGGTGCATATACAATCACAAAACAATTTGCACCAAATCATTTGGTTTATGTAGGTGTTTGTGTGAGGTCACATCCAACACAAGGAACAATTGAAGTTAAGATACAAAACGGATATGAACTCGATGAATTGCACGATGTATCGGCACAAACTCCGGTTAATAGAGATTTGCTTGCATATAATTCAACAACTCAACTTTGGCAAAATACATCTTTTTACGATTATTCAATTAGAGGCGTACAATATTTCACAGATTTTCAAACCAACGGAAATTCAACACCTTATTTGCAACCATTAACAAGTGGGGCTGGTGCTAGCACAGCACGAATTTCAACAGCAATACCTAATGCAACTATAAATCAAATAGGATTTGCAAATTATCAAACTGGCACAACTGCTACTGGTTATGCTAATCATATTAGTGATACACAAGTTGGTGGTCAATTTATAATAGGTGGTGGAAATTGGTTATTTGAAAGTTATATTGAAGTTGAAACATTGTCAAATACAACTGATAGATTTAGATTTATAAGTGGTTTTGGAAATGCAACAACAAATGCTAATGATACTAATGGTGTTTTTTTTACATATGATGAGGGTGGAACTGCAAATGGAACAAGTGCATCAGCAAACTGGCAATGTATAACATCAACAAATTCAGTTCGTACATTGACAACCACATCTGTTGCAGTTACTACAAATTTTGTTAAATTAAGAATAGTAATAAATGCAGCCGGTACATCTGCATCATTTTATATAAATGGAACATTAGTAGCATTTCACACAACAAACATTCCAATATGGATATCGTTTAGTAATCCAAGACCTTTGTGTATTAAACAATCAATTGTAAAAACAATTGGAACAACAAGTAGAAATGTATGGTGTGATTATTTATTTTACGAAAATCAATTAACAACTTTGAGATGATACTAACCAAATACCGAATGATAACCGAAAATGGTTACATTGAAACACTAGATGAAGCAGAGGCAATTGCTTGGGGCGATTATATTGTAATTGAAGAAGAAGTTGACCTATGATACACCCAGACCAAATAAAACTATATGCAGTAAATGGAGCAATTTTCGGGTTGTCTTTTACCAACATTGAAAACACTATGAGATTGTTCTTGCTTATGCTATCCATCATATACACCATCATAATGATATATAAACTAATAACCAAAAAAGATGACACAAATAAGTAAACATTTGTCCTTTAAGGAGGCAACACAATCAGCAACTGCTGACAAACTTGGAATTGTAAATGACAATCCAAACCTATCTGTAATTGAAAATATGAAAGCATTGGCGGAAAACGTATTTGAGCCAATTAGAGGGCATTTTAAGAAACCAATTTTTGTTTCAAGTATGTACAGAGGTATTCCTTTGAATAATGCCATAGGCGGTTCTATTACAAGTCAGCATTGTTCTGGTCAAGCAATGGATATTGATATGTCAAAATCAAAACCAACCAATGCAGAAGTTTTCAATTACATCAAAAACAACTTGAAATTTGACCAGTTGATTTGGGAATTTGGAAATGATGTTGAACCAGATTGGTTGCACGTTTCATTCAGTAAGACAAAAAATAGAGGTCAAATTTTAAGAGCAAAAAAGAAAAATGGTAAAACAATTTATGAAAATTTTTAACAAAATTAGTATGAGAGATTTAGACAAAATTCCAGAACCAATCAAATTTGCATTAGATGAATCTGCACAAAAATATGCTGAAAGTGCATCAACAACTAACGCTGGATTTATATTGAGATTGATATGTAAATTCATAAAACCGACCACAATTATCAAAATGTTTGCCCATAAATTGAGCAAATAATCTACTTTTTTTGTAGGAAAAAGGTTACGCTGGGAAGTATTGAAAAATAAGGGATTTCTCGGAATTTCAATGTTCGCAAAAAAGTTAGGTAAGCATACAGATATATCAACAATGTTTGCTTAAAACGGCTTATTTCGATTTTTCGGCAGTATTTTGTAGTGATTTTTTAAAAAAATAAGTGAATGAAAAAATACGATTATTTGAGTGGGAAAATAGTTGAATTGCTTGAAAAAAATCTAACAAATACTGACATCTCAAAGCGGTTATTGCCAGATGGAACTTTTCAAGAAATTGAATATTTGAGGAGATTGGTTGGTCAGATTCGGAACAATGGAATTAACAATGTGTTTCAAAAACCAGAACAAAAAATCATCAATAAAAATCCAAAAACTAAAAAAAGAACATCACCATTTTTGGGTGGAGATGAAAAAAACATTTTAGTGATTGGTGATTTACACGAACCATTTACTAAATCTGGTTATCTGGAATTTTGCAGAGAGCAACAAGAAATCCATAATTGTGGAACTATTATTTTCATTGGTGATTTGATTGACAATCATTTTTCTAGTTACCACGAGACCGACCCAGATGGATATTCTGCTGGATTTGAATTAGACCTTGCAATTGAAAACATCAGCAACTGGTATCATACATTCCCACAAGCAACAATCATTATTGGAAACCACGATAGGTTGGTTTATAGAAAAGCATTCAGTTCTGGTGTTTCAAAGAGATGGATAAAAGATTATTCAGAGGTACTTGAAACTCCAAACTGGAAGTTTGTAGAGAACATCAATCTGTTTGGTATAAACTTTAATCACGGAGAGGGTGGTACTGCCAGAAACAGAGCAAAGAGTGAATTGCAATCACAAGTGCAAGGACATTTGCATACACAATTGTATTCAGAGTTTCTGGTTGGTGCTAATTACATCATATTTGGAATGCAAGTTGGATGTGGTGTTGACAATAAATCTTATGCTATGGCATATGGAAGAAACTTTAAAAAACCAGCACTGGGTTGTGGAGTTATCTTGAATGATGGTAGATTGCCAATTGCAATTCCTATGAAGTTGTGAATTGATTAAATCTCTGGGTTTAATTTATGTATTCAAAATAAACCTATGCGTTTAAATTAAGGTGCTTTTTGTTTGATTTAAGGCAATAAAACAGATAAATAGTATTATGTGGTGTGTTTTAGATTATCGTTGCTTAAATCAGCCAATTTCAATTCATCAAATTGCTTATTATAATATATAATACTTGAATATAATATAATATAATATAATATAATATAATAATAATATATATATATATATAATATAATAATATAAATACTATGTTAAAACCAGATTTAAAACTCAAAAGTCCTAAAAAAGTTTCCAGAACTGCTCTGGTGAAAAAGTTGGATGCAGTATTCAGCCAGTATATTAGACAGAGAAATGCAAAGAATGGAATGGCTGAATGTTTTACTTGTGGAAAGACAGAGCATTGGAGGAACTTGCAATGTGGACATTTCCAATCTAGAAAGCATTACTCAACCAGATGGGATGAAACCAATTGTCAAGTTCAATGTGTGGGTTGTAATGTGTACAGATATGGAGAGCAGTACAAATTTGGAATTCATCTTGACCAAGTTCACGGAATGGGAACATCTGATAGATTATTGCAGAAGTCCAGAACAGAATCAAAGTTCAAGAATTATGAACTGGAAGAAATGATTGAATATTATAAAAACTTGAATAATAATTTGGCGGATTAAAAAAGAAGCGTAGATTTGTACCAACAAGATTGAAAACATTTGTTTTAGTGAACAAGGAAATTACCCTATCAGAAATGATGGGGTTTTTTTTTGCTTAAAATTTTATCAAATATTTTTTCATAAAAATGATTATATTAAAAATATGTTTATATATTTGTGAACCGAAAGTGGAGAACACCACTCATTAAATCGGACTTCCATCTTCCTAGTGATGGATATCGAGACAACAGAGAATAAGTTGCGGAGGTCAAAAAAGACCATAAAATTGGGTGTAGTTACTCTGGCTTTAAAACCGAAACTACGATACTTACAGAAAGGCAGTTATATTTTGGCTAAATAGTAAAAGGTCGTTGTGTCCAAGTTTGAATGAACTTGCTGATGAGCCACAGATTGGCGAAACACTAAAACAAATCAAAATGATAACTTTAAAAGTAACAACACATAAAGGAACAGAAGTTGAAAATGTTATGTTTGAATTTACTGCTAAAACTAAAAAAGAAGTTAATGCAGAATTTGTAAAAAGACAAGGTTGGATGTATAAAGATAAAAACAGAACATACGAATACATTAAAAAATAATTAAACCACTAAAACAAATCAAAATGAATTATCCAATTGACAACTTAATAAAATTTAACAATATCAAATATAAATGGTCATCTTTCTGGGGAAATCCTTGTGTTTGGAATACAGATACAGATGAATGGGTGATGCAAATTGAAGATGGTAGAATATACTTTAATTCATTTGCAGAGTTGAATATGTATCCAACAACTAAAATCTACACAGATTTAGATGAGGCAAAAATTGTATGTGCTTGTATTATTAATTCTCACTTTTAAAACAAAATCAAATGAAAGTATTAGTTTCTGTAACAGAAGTTCTCACCTACAAAATTGAAAAAGAAGTTGAGATGACAAAAAAAGATTATTTGCACTATGTTAAAACTGGAAAATACAATCCAGAGATTGAACACCAAGTCACATCAGATATTGATGCTGAACATTGGGTAGAAACAAAATCTTGGATTGATGACATTGAAGAAGTACAATAAATTAAAGATTAACTGATGAGGATTTATTATCCGAAATGCCGTGAGGCATCTTAATCACTAAAACAAAACAAAATGAGAACTATTAATTTAACCTTGCCAAAATTAACAAAACAAGAAAAAGAAAATGTGCAATCTATGACAATCTGGAAAGCATATCAAAAAGAACTTTCTAATGCAGAAAATATGAAAACCATATATGAGAAATGCAAAATAGCAATATCAAATGGTGTAAATATTGAACAAGCAATGTCTGGTAAAATCTATTTTTATAATGAGGCAATTGAAAGTTGGAACAAGGCACAAAAACTATTGGTAGATTTCAATGAATTTGAATCTAATAGAAAATACAAATAATTAAATCACTAAAACAAAATCAAATGACAACAGAAATCACAAGATATGCATATGTATCACAAGGTCAGCAATCAAAAATGTACACATTATGGGTTGACCATTTGAATGGTTCAGAATTTGTAAAACCCAGATATGTGAAAAACCTATCAACCAACAAGGACAAAGCATTGGAAATGGGAATGCTTTATGCATCCAATTGTAATATTCAATTTTTTGATGATTCAATGGATGAGTTGAGAAAAATAAAAAGAATCCACAAATGGACAGATACAATGGTTCGCTTTGGAAAGAACTATGGAACAGAGTTGAGAGATTGTGAACCAAAGTTTATTGTATGGATTGCAAAAGGTTCACCATTGAAAAATGAGCATTCTGGTGAATGGTCAAACAATTATTTTGGTGGTCAAGAATTCTGTGAAATAGCACAAGAAATTGCAGTTGAAATGGGTCTAGGAAAAATTGAGAATAGGTTAAATAATAATTCTTGGTTTGTCACAAATGAAAAGTATGACCAGACAACTGAATTGTTGAAGAAAAAAGCAGAGGAAAAGAATGACCATCATTACACAAATGGTCAGAGATTGGAACTTACTTTGACATTTTTGAAAAGAACTGGTTATGAATCTGATTATGGGTTTATAAACATATACAATTTTCAAGATGCATATAAAAACATTTTTACATACAAAGGAACAAGCCATCCATTTTACAAATATGTTCAATGGAATGAAATTGTTGATGGGGTAGAACATAGTGGAAGAGACATCTTGGATTTAGAAATAAATGATACCATCACATTTACTGCAACCATTAAGCATTCAGAATACAAAGGACAAAAACAGACATTCATTCAAAGAATCAAAATCAAATAACTATGAAACCAATCAAATATTTTTTCAGTTACCAGAGACCACAAATCATTGCTGGTCTTATTATAGCACTTTATTTTTTAACCAGATTTTTTTATTAATCACAAATCACTAAAACAATGAAAAACAAAATTGATTTTTTATGCAAACAAGATTTAGAAATGAATCACTTTTTTAATATTGCAATTGCAAAAACCTATGTCAGAATACTTGGTGACTGGACTCAAGATGCAGAAGATTATCTAATTTCAAAAGGATTTATCAAAAATGATTTTCTATATGAAAATGATGATACCAAATATGAAATGGAGTTGGGTTGTTTATATGTAATTTTATTCAAGGACTAATGATAGATACATACAACAATCCACCAGAAGAATTTGAGAATGAATGTTCATATTGCGGAGAACCTTGTTTAAAGCGTTTCTGCGACACTAACTGCCAGAAGGCATATGAAAGTGACAACTAATGACATTTGATGATTTTCAGCGACTATATGAGGAAATGATGTCCTTGTTCGCAAAAGACAAAGAACTGACTCACATTGAAATCACATTCAACATCCAGCCAGTTATCAAAGATAAAAAAACAGCAAGAATAAATGTAAAAACTTTTAAAAATGAAAATAGAACTAATTACAAACATTGAGTTTGGAGGAATAGATTGGTCAGATTACCCAGATATGTGTGATGTGTACATTGAATCAGCAGATTATGATGGCATTCCAATGGATGCTGACCAGTTAGAAGAAGTGAACAAAGATTCACAATTGTTGTATGAATTATTTGCATCACAAAATGATATCTAGTCAAGACAGATGGGTTTTGCTTGATGATGATGGCACACCAGTACAGATTGGAATGAGTGAAGAATATGCACTTGGATTTTTGAATTTTATAGATTCAATTTACAAAGGGCAAAAACAATACTCAATCAAGTTTGATGAATATTATGAATACCACGAGTACAAAAAAGAAAATTAATAAATCACTAAAACAAATTAAAATGGGTAAAACAAGCAATGATGATTTAATCAATTACTTGACATCATCAATTGAGGCATTAAGAATAGAAAATTCCAGATTAATGGAAGAAAATGAAAGGTTAATCAATAACATAGAAGTTGTTGATGCAGAACTAATCACCCACCAATCTGGTATGGGTGGATATTACAATTTTATCAATCAATTCAATTATCAATTAAAATCAAAACAAAATGACTAAAACAATTGTGAGCATCAATGATGCACCAGAGGTGTTGCCAACATTGCAACAGAAACTATCTTGTATTCAAGTTGAATTCAAAGCCAAAAAGAATTCATTTAACAAATTTGGGAATTACCATTACAGAAGTGCAGAAAGCATTTTGGAGGCATTAAAACCACTCAATGAAAAGTACAATGTGTATTTCACCATCAATGAGCAATTAATAAATGCAAACCCACCAATTTTGAATTCTGTGGCAACAATCTGGGATTGTGATTCATCACATAGTATTGATTGTACTGCCGTTGTTGGAATTGATTTAGACCAGAAAGGAATGGCAATGTCACAAAGATTTGGTTCTGCTAGTTCTTATGGCAAAAAATATGCATTAGGCAATCTACTTTTGATTGATGATACAAGTGATGCAGATGCTACTAATACTCACGGAAAAGAGGCAAAGCCAGAACCCAGAGAAAAGCCAGAACTAAAACTTGATAGCAATGCATTTGACCAAGCACTTGTGTATATGTCATCTGGAGGTGATATAGCATTAATAGAAAAGAAATACAAACTAACAGAGGAAATCAAAAACAAACTTTTAAACAAATAAGAAATGGAAATTCAAGGTCAAATTATTAAAATTGGGGAAACACAAGTTCTAGGACAAAAAGGTTTCAAAAAGAGACAATTGGTCATCAAAACAGATGCACAATATCCACAGAGCATTCCAGTAGATTTTACACAAGATAAAACTGGTTTATTGGATATGTTCAAACTGGGTGATTTTGTTACCATAGGAATCAATATTCAAGGTTCAGAATGGGAGGGTAAATTTTATTGCAATCTGAATGGCTGGAAAATCAACAAAGGAGAAAAAGAGAAATCTGCAAGTTCATTTATGCCAGATAGAGTTGAATTGGTTGGTGATATGGCAAACCAATTTAATGAAAGCCAAATGGATGATGAAAATGATTTACCATTCTAAATTCAAAAGGGTGATGTGTAGTGCATCACCCATTTTTTTAATCACTAAAATAAATAAAAATGAAAAAACAAGTTAGAAAAAATGTACCAGAAAAGTATTTGAGAACATTGACTGAAATGTATGGCAACAAATTATTAAACAAGCCATTTGAAATTCAGAATTTTTTAAAAGAAAAGAAGATAAATAGAGGTATCACAATTGCATTGTGTGAATTCAAACTATTGCAGAAAGTTGGTCACAACAAATGGATGTGGATTGGTGGAAAACCAACAATGGAAATGGCTTTGGAAGTGATTGAATTTTTGAGGTTAAAATCAGAAAGATGCAATCAAGGTTTGAAAGTTGTTTCAAAGCCAGTTGAAGAAATCAAAAAAGAATTAGTTTTTAAATCAATTAAAAAACCTAGAGCAGTGAAAGAAATCCCAGTTCAGAAGAAAGGATTGAAATTGAGTTTGTTCTGGGGATTGTTTAATTTTCAAAAGGACTAAAGATGCTCATTGACTACAAAAAGCAGTTAGATGTTCTGCAAAATATTAGAAAAGGAAAGTTCAAAGAGGGTTTGAAATTAGACATTCCAGAACTTGATGAGTACATCAGATACAAACCCAGCAATTTCAATATTGTTCTGGGACACGCTAATGTTGGAAAGACCACATCTATCTTGTATTTGATGCTTTGCTATTCATTGAAGCACCAATTGAGATGGTTGATATGTTCAACAGAGAATGATTCATATTCTTTGATTAGAAAACTGGTTGAGTTCCTTGATGAAACACCAATCAATCTGATTTCAGATGCCAATTTCAAAACACATACTGAATTCATCAATAAGCATTTCAAATTTGTGGACAACAATGTGATGTATGATTATCATACTGCAATTGATATGTTCAAAAAAGTCAAGGTTGATTTCAATTACAATGGAATTTTGCTCGACCCATATAATGCTCTAATCAAAGACAATGACCAGATGAAAAATCTGGGTGGTCACGAGTATGACTATCAAGCGTGTACAGAGATGAGAATGTTCTGCAAAGAGTTCAAGGTTTCACTCTGGTTGAATACCCACGCAAATACCAATGCTTTGAGAATGGTGTACAAAGGTGACCACCAATATGCTGGACATCCATTACCACCAATGGCATCTGATGTTGAGGGTGGTGGAAAGTTTGTGAATAGAGCAGATGATTTCATTGTGGTTCATAGATTCACTTTACATCCACAACTATACACAACTACAATGTTGCATATCAGAAAGGTGAAAGAGATTGAAACTGGTGGGAGACCAACCAGTATTGACAACCCAATTGAAATTGTAGCACTGCAAAACAATGTAGGATTCAGCATCAATGGAAAGTCCATTTTGAGAACCATAAAAGAAAGTCAATTAAATTTCCTATAATATGAAAAATATTCTTGATGTGCTTTTCTTAAAGCATTCTGTTTGGATTAAATATGTGAAATCATTTGGTTGTCCAGATGATGTTGCAGAGGACTATGTGCAAGAAATGTACATCAAGATTTTTGACTATTCTCAAAAAACAAACAATGACTTAATGTTCAATGAAGATGAGGTGAACTACTATTTCATTTATGTAACATTGAAAAATTTGTATTATGATGCCATTAGGAGGTCAAATAAGCGAGTAATTGTAGAGATAGATGAAAACATATATCTAATTGAAAATGATTACACAGAGGACTTGTATAATGTCCAGAGTAAAGCAGTTGAAATCTGGCTGGAAAAAATCAATTCAGAAATTGATGCATTGTCCAATCTGGAATACTCAAAGAAATTAGTGACATTGACATATTACAAATATATTTTTGACAAAGCATTGGTTCAGCAAGTCAATTTGAGTGTTTTAAGTAGAGACATAGGAATTACTTACTGGAGTTTGAGAAACACATTGAAGAACATAAAAAGACAAATAAATGATGAGCAAATTTAACTTGTATGACCAGATGTCTCCATTGGAGAGAGCAACTCTATTTATTGAGAAATACTCTTTTGAGTACATAAGATTCACTATCAATGGAATGATTAAACAGACCAGAAAAAATGATGAAGCAGTTGCTTGCAATTACTGGAATGAAGTTGCCATTGAGATAAAAAAACTGAAACAATGAAACAATCAGCAGTAGAATGGTTTTATCAAAGGATATTAGCAAAAGATATTAAAGAAGTATTTGAACAAGCCAAAGAAATGGAAAAGGAACAACAAGATGAATTTGCTATTCAAGTTTTGGAATTTTATCATAATGGTTTATTTTTTATTCCATTAAAAGATGGAGAGGCAACAGAAATACTGAATTATATTAAAAAACAAAAAGGACTATGACATCAAAAGAGAAAGCCAAAGAGTTGTATAATAAATTTTATTACAGATTGCCAAGCAAAATGGATAATATTGATAAAGTATTATATTCAAAACAATTTTCAATAATTGCAGTTGATTTGATTATATATCATACTGAAGATTATAGCAGTACTATTCATTTATATGAATTTTATTTAGAAGTCAAAAAAGAAATTGAACTATTATGACACCAAAAGAGAAACTGATATTTGAACTTGATAAAATACTTAATCAAATACCAAAAGACTTTGATTTTATTGATTATGTATTTGTTTGTTCTAAATCTTTTGAATGTAAAATATTATCATATAAAGGAATACAAATATACTTTGATGGCAGAATAAAAGAAAATACTATTTATTACACGGAAAACCCATATTTTGATTGTAAAAAACTATGACACCAAAACACTACGACAACCAGCAGCAATATGACGTCATCGACATCATTAAGGACTACGACCTCAATTTTAACGAGGGGAATGCAGTCAAGTATATCGTAAGGGCGAGACGCAAAGGACAACAAATTGATGATTTATACAAAGCAATTGATTATTTACAAAGAGAAATCAAATATTATGAAAACAAAGAGGCAAGAATTTAATGAATATCTGGCAGAATTAAAACTTGGTGACAGATTAGAATGGTTATTCAGAAAAACTGGAATCAAAGCAATTGTTAAATGGATTCATCCAAATTGCAATTGTGATGTGAGACAAGAAAAATTGAACAACATAACATTCAAAAGGAAATGAATAAATTGAATATAAATGAAGTTGTGCAGTATGCAATCAAGGAAAAAGAAAAAAAACAATTTGCTATGGATTTTGCCATCTGGTTATACAATTTGAAATTGGAAGTCATTGACAGAAATTCAATTGAGCAATTATTAGAAATTTATAAAAAAGAAAGCAATGCAAGAAAATAGAAAAGCAGTAAAAATGCTCACAGATGATTTTCTCTGGTGGGCAAAATTCAGAGAGGAAACCAAACACTATTTGACTAATTCTGAATATAGAAAGGTTGCTGAAATACACGCAAGATTATTTGAACATGCGGTAAACTATCCGTGTAAATGCAACCCATCTGTGATTCAATTATACATAGATGAAATCAATGCTGAATTCTTGAAATTATGAGTGAAACAATAGACAAAAGAACATCTCATCATAATTGGGAGAAAGGCATCATCAACTTGCTCAATCTGGATGGATGGGATTTGAGTTGGACTGGTGAGAACTTTGAACATTTTGATGCCATAGGTAAAACTCCAAAAGGAATGGATTGCATCATTGAATTCAAATTGAGACATAAATACTACCAGAGCAAAGTTCTAGAGAAATTCAAGTATGACAAATTGATGGAGTATCCAGATTGTCTAAAATTCTATTTTGTTGCTGACCAGAAAGGATGGTATATGTACTGGCTTGACAAGTTAGAACTCCCAGAACTGCATTTTGTAGAATGTAAAACCACAGAGAAATTTGACAATCAAAAAATGAAAGAAAAGCAATTCTATTTTCTGTCTGAAAGTCAAGCAATTTTAATTAACAAACACTAAAATCAAATGAAAAAACAACTTAAAAAATTTATTGAAAATCAAATTGGTTTCAAATCAGATGCAGTAAATACTGCTATTAATAAATACTTTGAAATCTATCCAGAGAAACATATGTATGTTCACGAGACTCAAAATCTATCTATGACAAATGGTGAATTGTATCTGGAGGGTGAATTTGGAACTATTGTCTGGAATTGTGAAACCTTGTTTTTGGATTTGCCACACATAATTGACTATGCTTTGAAAGCCAGAGCAACAACTGATGAGCAAATTAAGTCACAAATCAAATCACAAATTATTGAATCATTATGATAGTATTAGTAGATGCAGATAGTTTAGTTTGGTCTAGTTGTTACAGAGCCAAATTGAGTCCAGATGATGATGGATACCATACTCTGGAAGAGGCACAAGAAAAGTTCAATGAGGTCTTTGCCAGTATCATCAACAGAATAGAGGATGACTATGAGATTGACAAAGTGATTGTGTTCTCTGGTGCAATAGGGAATTTCAGAAAGCAGATTTCAAGCAAGTACAAAGCAAACAGAATCAATGCACCCAAACCACCCATTTTGAATGAGATGCACAACTATGTCAAGGAGGCATATGATTCTATATCTGGAAAAGGTGTTGAAACAGATGATGTGGTTGCAACCTATTGGACTACCCTATCAAAAACCTTTGGCAGAAATGAAGTATTGATTGTTACAATAGACAAGGACTACAAGCAATTGCCTTGTATCATATATGACTATCATTACAAGAAACAATGCTATTATGATATATCAGAGAATGATGCTAGATACTTTTTCTATGAGCAAATGATTTGTGGTGATTCTGCTGACAATGTAAATTATTGCAAGGGATATGGCAAAGCATATTGTAAAAAGGCATTTAGAGCGTGTATGAGCGATTATTCCTATATGAGGGCAGTATTTACCCTTTACAAAGAAATATACCGCTCAAAGGCAAGAGAGAAGTTTTTGGAGTGTTACCAACTATTAAAATTAAAAACAGAGTAAATGAATGAAAATGTAATTGAGATTGCAGAAAATATAAAAATTGCAATAGGAATCAATGTGTTTGAAAAGAATAGAAAACAACCAGTGGTGGATGTCAGAAGTATGTATTGCTATTTGTTACGCAAAGATTTATTTTTTACGTTATATCAAATAAGGGATATTTTCAAAAGTCAAGGCAAAAATCTTGACCATAGTTCTGTCCATCACAATGTGATTCTGTTTGAGAATGAAGTGAAACATAGGAGACCAGAACTGGAAGCATTGAGAAATGAATTGCTGGGTATCATATCACCAAAATATAAACTATTGAAACTGATAGATGGTATTTCAGAAGAAGAAAAAATTGAGGAATTAATACAAATCATTGAGCAATGGTAGAAATGAAAATTGGGGATGTCATACTAAACCCAAGCAATCCCAGATTAATCAAAGATGATAAATTCAAGAAACTGGTCAAGTCAATCAAAGAGTTTCCAGAGATGCTCAATATTAGACCAATTGTAGTGAATCAAGATATGGTTATTCTGGGAGGAAATATGAGATACAAAGCGTGTCTGGAGGCGGGTTTAAAAACAATTCCAGTAATTGTCACAGATTTACCAGAGGACAAGCAAAAGGAGTTCCTAATCAAAGACAATGTATCTGGTGGTGAATGGGATTGGGATATTCTTGCAAATGAATGGGATGCACTTGATTTGGATAAATGGGGATTGGATTTGCCAATGATGACTGAAACAGAGAAATTGTCAAAATTGACTTTGGAGAGCATCTACTATGAGCCAAAAAAAATCCCAAACATAAATCTGGCTGATTGCATAAATAAGGAAAAATTCAATAAGAAAATAGATTTTATAAATGGTTTGGAACTAGAAGAAGAGGCAAAAGAGATGTTGAAATTATTTGCATATAGATTTCTGAAAATAGATTTTGAAAATGTGGCAAATTACTATCATTTCAATGCATCAGAAGTAGAAAAAACTGCCATTGAAAGATTGAGATTGGTTCTGGTTGATGATGGCATTGATGGGTTCATTGAGGATGATATGATTAGAATTTATAAATCAATAGATGGATGGGAGAATTAATTGACATTTTTATACCAAGTTATCATAGAGCCAAAAATTTAAAAACTGCAAACTATTTCATCAAAATTGGATATGATAGAAAGAAAATACATATCCTAATTGATAGTGATGCAGATGACAGAGATGAGTATGAGAAAGAATGTGAATCAAAAGGCATAAATCTGTTTGTATTCAATCAAGATGAGGCAATCAAAAGATATGACTATGTACACAGACCAAGTCCATCAAGGAGGTCTGCCGGTCAATCTAGAAATATGTTCTATGATTATGCAAAAGAGAAAGGAATTGAATTCTATTGTGTACAAGATGATGATACAAACAACTATGAAATCAAAAGATTTGGAAAGTATTACAGAAAAGCAACATTTGAAGATATCAGAAATGTTTTTCTTGGTGTGAAATCTATGATGCTCAAATACAAAATTGGTTGCTTTGGAATCAGTCAAACTGGTGATTTCATAGGAGGAAGCAATAGGAAGATTTTAAGGAACAAAGTAATGAATACCACATTCATCAATACAAAGTACATATACAGAGGTGAGAGAGGATTGCAAGATGATGATACAAGCCAATTTGCATCCATAATGAATGAGGGATTGTTTACTGGAAGTTTAGCAGATGGACTGGTATTGCAACAGACAAAATCTGCAACTGCAAAAGGAGGTTTGACAGATTTGTACAATGAGTGCAAATTGCTCAACAAAAGTTTGGTTGTTCCAATTCAATATCCATCAGCAGTTTTTGCAGAGAGACAAGAAAAAAATGGTGCTAGATTACACCACAATATCAAATCAAAATATCTATACCCAAAAATCATCAAAGGGAATGTGAGCAATATTGCTTGGGATTCATATGATGAGGATTACCCATTCACAAATGAACCAAAAAGAGAACAATGAAACCAAAAGAACAACACGAGAAAGAGATTGTTGATGTGATAGTCAAAAACAAAGTGATGAGGATACAACACATCTTTCAACACTATCTGGACTTGAAGTCATCCCAGTTTTACAATCTAGAATTGGATAAATCGGAAGCCATAAAAGAGGCAATCAACCACAACAAAACAAAGGCAGTCAGTTATATGCTGAACAAATGGATTGGGAGTGACAATCCCACATTGCAGATATCTGCATTCAAGGTCTTATGTGATGATGATGAGAGAAAGAAATTGTCAATGCAATTTATGGAGACAGACAACAAGCACGAGTTGAAACAATTTCAAATAGAAATCATTGGAAGAAAAAATGAAGATACAATCCAACATAGTATTCCAGCATCTGACAGAGAGCCAGAAGAGGATAACAATTGAGCAAGGAGGAACAAGGTCTGGAAAGACATATAACATCCTAATGTGGTTGATATTCAATTACACATCCAACAATTCTGGTCACACCATTACCATTTGCAGAAAGACATATCCAGCATTGAGAGCCAGTTGTATGAGGGATTTCTTTGACATACTCAAAAAGTATGATTTGTACAATGAAGAGCATCACAACAAATCCAATTCAGAGTACCAATTGAATGGCAATCTGGTGGAGTTCATTTCTCTAGACCAGCCACAGAAATTGAGAGGGAGAAAAAGAGAACTGCTATACATCAATGAGGCAAATGAGATGTTCTTTGAGGACTGGCAACAATTGGTATTCAGAACCACTGGAAAGATAATTCTGGACTACAACCCATCTGATGAGTTCCATTTCATCTATGACAAAATCAAACCCAGAGATGATGCTGATTTCTACATCACAACCTATCTGGACAATCCATTTCTAGAACCAGAGACCATCAATGAGATTGAAAGGTTGAAAGACATTGACCAGAACTATTGGAAGATTTACGGGTTGGGAGAAATTGGTTCAAGCCAGTCATTGATATTCAGAATCAATGAAGTGAGAGATGTTCCACACCAAGCCAAACTGCTTGCATATGGATGTGACTTTGGGTTTACAAACGACCCGACCACAATTGTTGCAGTCCATTTGCTGGATGATGAATTGTATCTGGAAGAACTGGTGTACAAGACCAATTTGACCAACCAAGACATTGCCAGAGAATTCACCAATCTGGGATTTGATAGGAGAACAGAAATCTTTGCAGATGATTCTGAACCAAAATCCATTGAGGAAATTTATAGAATGGGATGGAACATCAAAAGAGCCAATAAAAAAGAAATCTTGCTTGGCATTGATATGATGAAAAGATACAAGTTGAATGTGACTATGAGTTCAGTCAATATGATTAAGGAATTCAAGAACTACAAATGGGTAGAGGACAAGAATGGAAATGTGTTAAATAAACCAGTTGATATGTTCAATCATAGCATCGATGCAATCCGATATGTGTTGTACAATAAGTTGTCCAGACCAAACTATGGGAAATATGCTATAAGGTAAAATAAGAGTGTTTGAGGCACTCTTTTTTATTTATGGTATGATACCATCAAAAAGCAAAATAATCACGTTATATACAAAAGAGAATATGAAAATCACAATCCCATCAAGTTTGAAAGACATCACTCTGGAACAATACCAGAAGTATGAATACAAATTGAGTGAACTGGAAAAACTTGAAGCAGATGAGAGCATCAAAATACAATCAAAAATTTCAACTCTATGTGGCATCTCAATGACAGATGTGTTGAACATAGAAATGGTGGATGTCTGGAAAATATCAAACATCCTTGATGACATATTGAGACAACAACCAGAACTGGTTGAAAAGATAGATTTGAATGGAATGAAGTTTGGATGGTTGCCAGAATTGGATTCAATGAAATATGGAGAGTTCCTTGATTTGAACAACAACATTTCAAACTGGGAGACAATGCATATTGCAATGGCAGTTTTGTACAGACCAATCATCAAAGAGGATAGCAAGGGCAGATATGCAGTTGAAGATTATAAGGGTGACAAATACCATAACCAGATAAAACAAATCACAATGGATGCAGTGGTTGGTTCAATGGTTTTTTTTTGGAATTTAGGAATGGACTTGGTGACATCTATCACCAAATCTTTGGAAGAAAAGGAGATGATGTTTCAGAACAAAGTGAATTTGCTAGAGAATGGAGTTGGTTTGCAACCCTCGATGAACTC